CAACACCGTTATTTGGATAGGTGGGACGATGATATTTGCAAACTGAACATAGATCCTGACATTCTACCTCTAGCAGAAATTGATTTTAAATATCTCAAAGAAAAACAAACGGCTGTTGCTAAGTATGCACCAAATGTGTATGAATATTCTAAAGAACATTTGTATGACGGTGCTGAACCACATGAGATATTAGAAGACGCTCATCAAATGACAGGTGTTCAACATAAGTATCTAAAGGCATCATGAACTACGTAATCGAATAATGGAAATATACATAGACGGAACCCCGTACCTAGAAAGTGACAACGATCATTTCAGAAGTCACATAATAGAAAAAATAGAAAACATGGAAGTTACTTGTACTACAAGTGGTACAACAGGACATCCTCATTCTGTAACACATTCCCCGGAAGTAATTGAACATATTAGTAAATTTAATGCTGATTGGTTTGGCTTAACAGATAGAAGTAAAATGTTAAGTTTATACAGTACAAGAGGCATAGCATTTACTACAATGAGTTTATATCCTTGTATATTAGCTAATTGTGATTTATATATAGAAACAGATGTATCGCCTCGTTTTATAGATCGTGTGCATGAAATAAGACC